CTCATTGAAATTAAACCCAAAGCACAGGCTGTTATGGAACTGGCCCGTAGTCAGCAAGAAAAGATGGCAGTGGCACTTAATATGTGTAAGTGGCAAGCTGCAAAAATTTGGTGTAAACGCATGGGCGCAACGTTCCGTATCTTAACGGAAGAAGATATCTTCAATAATACTAATCCTACACGCAAACGCCGCAAGTAAGTCATAAGTAAGTGCATGACTAAGAAATTAGAAGAAGTATTTGGTTTCCCACCTATTGAGGAAGCAAATATTTCAGACCACACACTACCAGAAGTTTCTGAAGAAATTCAGCAACAGCTTAATGTAGCTACCGCTACCATTGACATGGCAAACCGTGTTGATATTGCATTGCCCACTGTAACAGATATGGCGCAAGCAGAGCGTGAACTAGACAAGCTAGCAAACACCGCGCAAGAACAAAGCGAGCGTTTGATGGACTTAGGATTTAATGTAGACGATAGAAATGCAGGAAAGATTTTTGAAGTTGCTGCCCAATTGCTTAAAACAGCAGTTGATGCTAAGACAGCCAAGATAGATAAAAAGCTAAAAATGGTTGAATTGCAGTTGCGTAAGGCACGTATGGATCGAGAGGAAAAGAACTCAGATACTGACAATGTGTTAGATGCAACAGAAGGCGGATTAATGGGAAATCGCAATGATATCGTGCAAGCAATCCTAAAGAGTATCGGTCATAATAAATAGTCTTAAGAGAGGATTTAATTATGCCCACACTATTAGAGTATATTAATCAGTTACAGCGCGAACACCGCTACCGTGTTAAGATGGCTTTTAAGCCATCTGATCGCCAACTTGAGAGTTTAGAGCGCCATATGAAAAAGTATGATGCACTTGAAGTAGGCCGCCCAGAAAAGCTAATGCTACAAGCAGTTCCAATGGACTTTCCACTATTAGGTGGACATGAAATTGTCATTGTTGACGTAGTAACACGCTTGCCAGTTAGCCCTCCAGTATTGGAAAGCGAACTAAAAAATCTTATGTATGTTGCAGATGGCTTACTTAAAGTATTTGGCCGTGACGAACCGATTGAACAGCAATGTGAAGAAGAAAAACCAGAAGGTGAATACAAAACACTAATTGGCAACGACACAGAAGCTGGAAGTAAAGTCAACGACACTGTTGGAGACAAGTACAATCAGGACACATTAGACGCAGCTGATAAAGCTGGTAAAGAGCGCAAAGCTAACATTACACAAAATGTTGGTAAAATTACTTCAGGCCCTGACTATACAGGTCCAACTGATGGCAAGACTAGCCCAATCGGTACAAAACAAAATAACATTGCTGTTTCAGGCAAAGGAGATAAGAAATGAAAAAGACTAAAGTAAATGAAAGCATCCGTATTGCCAAAGAAGGCATTGGTGAGTGCTGGGATGATATGGCTGGTGTAACTGGTCAAACTCCTGAAGGTCAAGGCGAAGGCCCAATGACTGTTACTATTAACATGCCAGGCAAGAACATCAGCGTTACAACAGATAGCGCCGATGAAATTGCTAACATCTTAAAGCTAGCAGGTATTCAAGTTGGCGGAATGAGTGCTGATGCTGAAATGCCAGCTGAAATGCCAGCTGAAATGCCAGGCATGGAAGAGCCAGCAGTAATGTACGTTGGCGCAGAACCAACTGTAGCAGCAGCCGATGTGCCAGGCGATGTTGATGGCGATGGCGATCACGACATGTCCGACCACGAAGCAGAAGAGTCTGATGATGAAGAAGAGTCTGATGATGAAGAAGAGTCTGAAGAGGAAACTAAAGAAGCAGCAGGCGATGTTTCATACACTGGCAAAGGCGGCAAAGTAACACAAACTGCAACTGGCTTAACACACCAAGCAGGTTCCGGCGTTTACGGCGGCACTGAAACTGATGCAGAAGAAACTGCACGTAAAGAAAAAGAACAAGAATTGGCCAAGAAAGATCTTCCAGAAGCTTCTGACCCACAACTTGATCGTTATCACGAGTTAGTTGCACAAGGCATGGATCCAGATCAAGCTGAAGAAGAAGCATACCAAAATGAATTAGACGAGTCTGCTCGTATTCTACAACTTGCCGGCGTTACCAACGAAGCTCAAAGTGCTGCACAAAAAGCTGCATTCAAAGCAATGATTGCCAAGAAGAATGGCGGCAAAGCAGATGACAAGGCTGACGATAACAAGAAGCCAGATGCTGATGGCGACGGTAAGCCAGACTGGGCAGACAAGAAAGACGACAAAGAAGTCAAAGAAGAAGCTCCTGCTACTAACTCTATTTTTGGTCAAGGCGTGTACGAGCAAAGTTATGCTCGTATCTTAGAACTTGCCGGTGTTGCTGAAAGCAAGCTAATGAATAGCCCAGCAGGTACAAGTATGCCTGAACCAAAGTTGTTTGATAATTTACCAAGTGCCAAAGGCGATGCTGCTGGTAACAAAGCATATGGTGCTAACCGCGCAAACGGCCAGGGTGAAAACCCAATGGGTGTTGAAGAGTCTGTAGAACAGAAGTTCCAAACTGCTATGGGCGAGTACCGAAAGTTTGTTGCTGAGTCTATCAGCCGCAAGAAGTAATCGGAGGGTTGAATGGCTGGCGAAAATACTTTTGTTAAGTCACCTTTCAAAGTAGAAAAGTTCACGGACGCACATGTCCGTGAACTTGCCTTATGTGCGCAAGATCCTGTGTACTTTATTGATACGTATTGTTGGGTACAGCATCCTACTAAAGGTAAAGTTAGATTCAAACTCTTTGATTATCAGCGTGATTTAATCAAATGCTACCACGAAAATCGTTATAGCGTAAACATGCTGGGACGACAAATGGGCAAGACTGCATGTGCGGCTGCTTATCTAGTATGGCGTGCTATGTTCATGGCAGATCAAACTATTCTCATCGCTGCACACAAGTTTGCAGGCGCACAAGAAATTATGCAACGTGTTCGTTACACATACGAAACACTGCCAGAGTTCTTAAAAGCAGGAGCAACAAGCTACAACAAAGGCAGCATTGACTTTGACAACGGCTCTCGCATCATCTCAACTACCACAACAGAAACAACTGCTCGTGGTATGTCATTGTCACTGATCTATTGCGATGAGTTTGCGTTCGTTAAGCCACGTATTGCTAGTGAGTTTTGGACTTCGATTAGTCCTACATTGTCAACAGGTGGTAAGTGTATTATTACATCAACACCTAACCAAGACGATGACCAGTTTGCTCGTATTTGGAAAGATGCTACTAAGAACATTGACGAGTACGGTAATCCACAAAAGCTAGGTCGCAACGGCTTTGCCAGCATCAAGTTTATTTGGAGCTCGCATCCTGATCGCGGCGAGGAATGGGCCAATACAGAACGTATCAAGATTGGCGAAGAACGATTCCTTCGTGAACACGAATGTGAATTCGTTATAGCCGACGAAACATTAGTTAACTCAATGAAGTTAATTACAATGGAAAGCAAAGATCCAAATGGAAAAATGGGTCAAGTTCGCATTTACAAATACCCACAACCACAAAGCGTATATGTAGTAGGTTGGGATCCAAGTTTAGGCACAGGTGGCGATCCAGCAGCTATCCAAGTGTTCAAATTGCCCGAACTAGAGCAGGTAGCAGAATGGCAGCACAACAAAACTGACATCCAAGGTCAGATGCGTACCCTTGTATCTATTCTAAAATGGTTACAGGATGAGACAAACGGAACTGCTGAATTGTATTGGAGCGTGGAAAACAATACCATTGGAGAAGCAGCACTAATTAGTGTGCGTGAATTTGGCGAAGAACGTATTCCTGGTACATTTGTACAAGAAATTCGTCGCACTGGCCAAAGCCGCGGTCGCAGAGGCTTTAATACCACGCACAAGACAAAAATTACAGCGTGTATGCGCTTAAAGAACTATGTTGAAAGCGATAAGATGACAATTTATAGTCATAACTTATTGCGTGAACTAAAGAACTTTATTGCCCGTGGCGCAAGTTTTGCGGCCAAGGACGGCGAAACAGACGATCTAGTGATGGCAACTATTCTGGTACTACGCATGACAGAAGTCATCATGACATGGGATACAGGTACATACGATAGGCTTGTAAATGCAGGCACTGACGAGGTATTAAGACCGATGCCAATTGGCTTCCTATAACTAAATATAACTATGCCTACAAGAGAACAACTAACCAAAGAACTAGCCGCTACAGTAGCAGGGGTAAGCCATAACTCTACGTTCAAAGACGCAGATGGCAAAAGCACTCTTGATCAAGAGCAGGCAGTGTACCAATATGTGCCGGACCAAAATATCATGGTCATGGTCAACTACGACAATACTGATGTTGAAGTTTGGTACGATCCAACTACCACCGACGTAGAGTGGTTTAAGACTGAATTTAAACCGCGTGTTCAAGCAGTGGCTAGACGTTATTTGTACGGAACAACCATTCGCAGCTATGAAGGTGACATTGAACCAAAGAAAATGGCTCACCGCACAGAAACTGTATCTGAAGGCCGCAATAGCTTAAAGATCAGCTACCATCCACTTGGCGCAACACAGATCCGTTTGGCCCATACCAAGTCAGTCACAGAAGAAAAGCCGGGCGCACGTAGCCGCAACATTCAAGCCCTGTTCGTAGAGAAAGATGGCGAACGTTTCCGTTTCCCATACAACCACTTATTGGGTGCTAGAGTCATGGCTCTACACGTAGAATCTGGTGGCAAGCCCTGGGACGAACTTGGTACCAAAATTGTCGAAATCAGTCGTCGTCGTAAGGATGTTATGGAACTGCTACGTTGGAGCAAGCGATTAGAAGAAACGGACCAAGTAACCAATATTCGCAGTCGTGGCAAAAGTGAAGTTGTTATGCTAAAGCGTATGATGGAACGTGCAGCCCGTACCGGCGACCTAAGTGCCATCACCGAATACCAACTGCCAACTGACACTAAACCGGGCCAAGCACCTATCTTACCCAACGACATGGTATCCGAAGCAGTTGCTGATCTTGAAACATCCTTAGAACGCCTGTTCGACTAATTTGTCCGTTTTCTGGGCAAATTGCCTATTGCTTTAATTTGCGATCATAAGTATACTACAACACATGCACAATAAAAAACGCATGTGTTGTTTTAGTCCGCTATAGGGCTTAACACTCAAACTTACTCAACTTAAAGGTAAAACATCATGGCAACATTAGCAGAAATTCGCGCTCGACTAGCAGAGCAAGCACAAAAATCCAGTGGTACTAAGCAAGGTGGCGGCGACAACTCCATTTATGCACACTGGAACATCCAAGAAGGCACTTCAGCCTCAATTCGATTCCTCCCAGACGCAGACGAAACAAATACATTCTTTTGGCGTGAACGTCAGATGATCAAGATCCCATTCGCTGGTGTCAAAGGGCAAGACGAAAACAAAAAAGTGTACGTACAAGTACCGTGCGTTGAAATGTGGGGCGAAACATGTCCAGTACATGCAACTATCCGTCCTTGGTTCAAAGACCCTAACATGGAAGCACTTGGCCGCACATACTGGAAGAAGCGTTCGTACGTTTTCCAAGGCTTTGTTGTATCAAGCCCAATGGAAGAAGACAGTGTTCCAGAGAATCCAATCCGTCGCTTTGTGATCAGTCCACAGATCTTTACGCTAATCAAGCAAGCGTTGATGGATCCAGACATGGAAAATATCCCAACTGACTACCAAGCGGGTACAGACTTCCGTTTGAACAAGACACAAAAGGGTGGCTATGCTGACTACTCTACAAGTGGTTGGGCACGTAAAGAACGTGGCTTGAACGAAGAAGAATTGCAAGCAATTGCAACACACGGCTTGTTCAACTTGAACGACTTTATGCCAAAGCGTCCCGGCATCGACGAACAAAGAGCAATCTTTGAAATGTTCGAAGCTAGTGTTGAAGGCAAGTTGTATGACCCAGAGCAGTTTGGT